GGCAACAGCCTGCGGCGTTCCTACCTTGACACGTCCTACACGTCCGCCCGGTTCGACGTGTCGTCTTGGACTCGGCAGGCGATTGTTCGAAAGTCGCGATTCTTTGAGCAGAACAACGCGGTGATGAACCGCCTGGGCGACCTTTTCGAGAGCTACACGGTCGGGAGCAACTTCTCGGTTCAGCCTGCTTCGTCGGATCCCGCTTGGAACCTACGGGCCAAGAAGTGGTGGGACGTCTGGTGCCGGTATCCCGACATCGGCTCCCGGCAGTCTTTCGGGACTCTGATGTCGCTGGCGGCACGCGGCTGGTTCTACGACGGCGAGTCGTTCTTGTTGTTGACCAAGGGCGAGTCTGGGCGTCCGCGCCTGCAACTCGTTGAGCCGCAGCAAATCTCGACGCCGACCGGGCAGGAAAACGCTGCCGACATCTTCGACGGCGTGCGGTTTGACCAGCGGACGGGCCGGGCTCTGACCTACTACGTCGGGCAAGAGCAGAAGCAGGGTGAGTTGACCGACATCCGCCCGATCTCGGCCGACTCAATCGTCCACATCTACGAACCGCAGCGCGCAAACCAACTGCGCGGCCTGCCATTTGTGGCGCCGGTCATCAACGACCTGCACGATCTCGACGACCTCCAGAAGCTGGAGATGGAGTCCTGTAAGCTGGCGTCCAGCGTTGCCCAGGTGGTCAAGACGTCTTCCGGCGAGGTGCAGGCAACCAGCCTTCGTTCGGGCGTCGGCGGTTCCACCGGATCGGCCCAGACCTACTACGAGGGAGTCTTTGGGTCGTCCGTCAAGGTGTTGAAGTCTGGCGACGAGTTCGAGCAATTCATGTCCGACCGGCCGTCGGTCAACATGCGCGACTACTGGCGCCAGTTGACCGAGAAGGTCTGCGCGGGCGTCGGCATCCCCTACGTCTTGGTCTTCCCTGAGTCAATGCAGGGCACCGTCTACCGTGGGGCCCTTGACATGTCGGCCGTCTGGTTCCGCGCCCGGCACATGGTCATGGCCTCGGCCGCCCGTCGCATTTGGGAATACGTCATGGAATACGCCATCCGGGTCGATCCGACCTTGGAGGATTCCCCGGACGACTGGTACGAGGTCGCGATCCAAGCGCCCCGTGCGCCCAACGTGGACGTCGGTCGCAACTCTGCCGCACAGCTTGCCGAGCTTGAGGCCGGACTGACCACCTACGACGAGGCCTATGGCGCCCGCGGCATCGACTGGCGGTCCGCGCTGGAGGCCAAGGCACAGCAGGCCAAGTTCATCCATGAGCTTGCCGAAAAATACGACGTTGACGTGTCCGAGATCAGCCGAGCCCAGAAGCTGCCGCTGTCGCCTGAGCCGGCCGAAGCCGAGGAAGTCGAGGTCGAGGAGCCCGAGGACATGATGCCACCGACCCCTGCGCCTACCGCCTCGGCCGTGAAACCCAAACGGAATCGGAGGAAGAAGAAATGACCAAGGTTACCAACTGGCTGTCCTACAGCCCCCGGGCAGCTGCCAATGAGCCAGCCACCATCCAAATCTTCGACCAGATCGGCGAAGACTGGTTCAGCAATTCCGGTGTCACGGCAAAGTCGTTTGCGGAAACCCTGCAAGCGGTAGGGCCCGGCCCGCTCAACGTCGAGATCAACAGCCCGGGCGGCAACGTCTGGGACGGCCTGGCGATCTACAACATGCTGCGCGGTCGGCAGGCCTCGGTGACGACCACGGTGGTCGGCGTTGCGGCTTCCATCGCTTCGATCATCGCGCTGGCCGGCGACACCGTGGAGATCGCGGACGCTGCGCTGATGATGATTCACGATCCGTCCGGCATCACCGCCGGGACGTCGGACGACATGCGGAAAATGGCCGACGCCCTCGACCAGCACGCCGCAATCCTTGCTGGGGTCTACGAGAAGAAGACCGGCAAAACCTCGACAGCGATCCGAGCCGCGATGAAGGCCGAGACGTGGTTCACGTCCGCCGAGGCTATCGACTTCGGCCTGGCCGATTCCATTTCCGAGAAGCAACCCGCCATGCAGGCCAACGCGGCCCGCGCATGGGTGACCGCTGCGCTCAACAAGATTTCGTCCGGCGGCACTCCCGCTGCCGGCGATGGCGCGAAGACCGCGCCGACATCACAGACACCACACAACATGGAAACCAAGACCCCTGATCCCGTGGTGCCGGCCGCTTCGCCTGCGCCGGCCCCTGCCGCCCCGACCGCGCTGGACATCGAGGCCATCGTCGCCAAGGCCGTTGCCGCCGCCATTTCGGCGAAGGCTCCGACTGCCGCGCCGGCTCCCGAGCCCATCGCCCCGCGCATCGAAAACCTCGGCAACCCGCTGCTGGAGAAGCACAAGACCTTCAAGGCCGGTGCCGACCGCCGCAAGTGGCTGATCGAAAACCACTCCGAGCTTCTGCGGCAGAACCAGATCCACGCCCCGCAGAACACCAACACCTTCACCAGCACCCTGGTGGTGGATTACTTGGCCGATGCGGTCATCACCGTGGCTGCCACCCGCCTGGCGCTCCTGGACGGGTTCACCCGCAACGTGGGCCTCGACAACCTCCGCCCCCGGGCCACCGTCCGCGTGAAGCGGTACACCACCGGCTCGGCCGCGCAGACCAACGCCACCAACTTCGAGACCAACGACGATTCTCAGCTTGCCGCCACCACGGTGACCGTGAACCAGATCTCGAAGATCTTCAGCATCCAGAACGCCGAGCTGAATCAGGGCTTTCAGCTCGCGGATCTCGCCCAGGGTTCCGCCGACCTGTTTGCCTACGGCATCTCCGATGTCGTCACCGGCCTGATGGTTTCGGCCAACTACGACAGCCCGACCACCATCGGCACCGCTGCCAACTTCGACACGTCGGACCTCCCGGCGATTCTGGCGCTGGCCAAGAACTACCGGAGCAAGAACCTCGTGCTGGACGGTGGCCACATCGCCCGGCTGATGTTCTCGTCGGCCGCCAACACGTTCCCTGACGGCCGCCTCGCCGCTCTGGCCAACGGCCGCTTCGGGTTCGACCTGATCGCCGAAAACAACCGCTGGACCGGTGGCATCGCCAACCTGGCCGGGTTCGTCTGCGGCCCGGACGCCATCGCCATCGCCGCCGGTCTCCCGGTCGGCATGATCGCCGGCGAGTTCCTCGAGCAGCGCACGGTGACCACCAACAACGGCCTCTCCTGCCTGCTGTCGGTCTGGTACAGCCGGGCCTCGCGGTCGCACTTCGCCAGCTACGACATCATGTTTGGTGCCGGCGTGGGCGACGCCACCCAGGGCGAGCTTCTCATCACCGCCTAAGTCTGACCCATGCGACTCGCTACCACCATCGCCGTGGACAAGAACGGGAAATCCAAACTCGTTTCTGGTCCCGAAATTGACGCGACTCTCCAACGCGACAATTTCAACACCGCGACCGTCCCCGAGGGAGGCAAGCTCATCCTGTGGATACAGGGAGCCTTAGCACCGAAAGTCCGCAAAGGATAGTTCCAACCCTGGGGGCCTTGGTAATACGGCCAAGGCCCCCTTCCGAATCCCAGAACCATGGCCCTACAAGCTGACATCTCGACCGAGTACTCCATGGGGAGGCACGGCAGTTTCATCACGTCGTCAACCTCGACCCAAACGGGAGCTTACGCCGCAATCGAATGCGTCACGCCCACCGTGTTTGTGTCGGTGACCGGCGAGAATATGAGCGGGTACACTTCCGCAACCACCTTCCCGGCCGGCTTCCAGATCCGCGGCATCATCTCCGCGTTCCAGCTCGCGTCTGGCACCGTCCAAGTGACCCTCGGACGCTCCTGATATGCGCTCGGCTCTCGGCATCGGAATCAATCGGGAAAGGCTGTCTGGCGACAGCACGACCGACCTTCCCGTCCTGCGCCGAGACCTGCTTCAGGAGGACAACTTTTTTGTTCTGCAGGAAGACGCCAGCAAGATCGTTTTCACCTTTGGAACCGCAGACCATCTCGACCTGGAGAACAACGATTTCCTGCTCCAAGAGGACAGCTTCAAACTTCAAATCCAATCCAACTGACCCATGCCTGACACCAAGATTACAGC